GCTGGGCTATTGCTCGTGTAGAGGCTTTCACTGAGGCTAAGTTGCAAGAGGAGCTTCGTAACCACAGCCACAAGGACACTCCTGCCAGTGAGGCAAGTGAAGCCCTGATGGATGAGCCAGTCAACGTCGATGTTTCAGACGATGAGCTTATGGACATCTATACCGACAGCTTTGGAGCTTATGGTCGCACCGATGCGGCTAATGCTCGTAGGCTGATTCATTTTATGAGAGGCGAGTACAAGTTCGTCCCTGAGCTAGGTTGGCTCAAGTGGGACGGCGCTCGCTTTGTGCAAGATAGAGAAAAGGCAATCATGCAGACAACTATTGCTGCTGCAGAGTTTGCCCTCACTGCAGGTGCGAGTGGTGAGCAGCTCAAGTGGGCTGAGGCATCTGCCAACAAAGATAGGATTGTAAATGCTGGAATTATTGCAGGTACGGATGCTGAGGTATTGGTGCAAGCTTTTGATTTGGATTCAGACGTCAATAGTCTCTGTACTCCTGCAGGGGTCATCAATCTCCGAACTGGAGAGCTTCGCCCAGCGGATAGACGTCATGACCTCAATACGAGGCAGACCTCTGTTGTTGCGGGAACTATTCCGACTCCGCTATGGTCCAAGTTCTTATCAGAGGTTATTAGTGACCAGGACAGAATCGCCTACCTACAGGAGCTGCTTGGAGCAGCGCTATTCGGTGACTCCAGATTCCACGTCCTGCCAGTCCTGGTCGGTACAGGAGCAAACGGTAAGTCAACCCTCCTTGACGTGGTATCAAAAATCCTTGGAGACTACTCTGCAACGATGCCTGAAAACTTCCTACTCGAAACAGGGAATAGCGCACACCCAACCGAGATTGCTCGACTACGTGGTGTTCGCTTTGCTGTGGCGTCGGAGACTCGTCCCGACGGACGCTTTAATGAGTCGAGAGTAAAGATGCTTACTGGTGGAGACATGCTGTCAGCACGTTTCATGAACCAGAACTTCTTTGACTTCAAGCCAACGCACACTTTGTTCTTGGCAGTAAACCACTTGCCTGAGGTGAAATCTGGTGGTGATGGATTCTGGAGAAGGCTTCGTAAGCTCGATTTCAAGAAGACAGTTGCCGCCAAGGACCGTAAAGAGAACCTGGCAGAGCTTATGGTTGCCCAGGAGGGCCCAGGCATCCTTCAATGGATGGTTGAAGGTGCAGTTCGTATCACTGAGCAGGGCATGACAGAGCCAGATTCAGTCATGCTGGCCACCCAGGCATACCGTCACGAGGAAGACCATGTTGCCAAGTTCCTCGATGAGAAGGTGCTGCTGGCTGACAAGGCTTCGGTTACTAAGACAGCTGTCTATAACTCTTATCGCCACTGGTGCGGTGAAAATGGAGAGAAGCCAATTCCTCAGAACAGCTTCAACCGTGAAATCAAATCACGACTAGGCGTTACAGAATCGACATCTGTAGGGTTCAAAATGTTCGTTGGTATGGAGCTTCTAAAGATAGACTCTATGAATAATGACATGAATGTTCGTGCAATGGTTGGCGAGCTAGAAGACATGGCTTCGGACGGTGATGAGCGTGACAAGTACTGGCAGTAAAGAAGACCCATGCTTTTCTTGTCGAACGGGTCATCACGATGAGTGTCATACATTTTGGCACTTTGATAACATTGATTGCTGCTGCGGTGGCGAAGTAAAGTTTGGACCTACGGGAGAGGTAAAAAGCGATGGGGATTCTGAAGGAGTATTTGGCTCAAGCGAGTTTGATAAAGAAGTTGACACTGGATACATCTCAGACGGATACGAGTCCAGCAAAGACCTCGCCGACTACAAAGACCCCATCTCCACAGGTCGTAAGCGAGCCAAGGAGATGTACCCTATCTCCGCTGGTATGGTTTGCGAGTGGGCTGGGCTCAAGCGTGCTGGTGGTGGCGTTGTTCCGATTACGGGCTGCCTCGGTAGGCCAGCGTCAGACAGGCACCACGGGCCAGACAAAAACACAATGAACAATGCTCCTGGCAATTTGCACAGGATTTGCGACCACTGCCACAACACCTGGCATGCGGTGAATGACCCGCACTATGGAGAACGTCCAGTCCACACTCAGCCCTTCATCCCAGTGGGAGAGCTGGGTGTGGATTGGCACCCCCATGATTCAGAAACTCAGGCGACTACAGAAGAGATAGTTGCAGCTGAAACTAAGAGACTCGAAGAGCGCTAAGTTTTTTGTCAGAGGTAAACTTCTTGCCCCTAAACCAAGCAACACCTTCTTTAATCTGTACGAGCTCGGTGTAGTAATCCCCATTAGGCTCAACGGTAATAACCGCAACGCCCTGCTGCCAATCCTCAAAGTGCTGAGCTGGTGAGCCGTCAATGTGTGTTGAACCATTCACAGAAGGCACAGCTCCATCAACACGGCATAGACAACCAGGGCTGATTGCTGCACTCTTTATTGGACCAGCTCCATTAAATACAGTCTTGGATTGAATCTCTAGTCTGTGAGAGTGACCGAAGATGGTCGAGATGTGAGGCATTGCATTCGTGTAAGCTGCAGCGGTTGACCCGTTGCTCCTAGCCTTGTTGCCATGGATAGCACGTAGGTTATCAGTAATCCAGTAAGCTCCAGCTGGGTAAGCGTCAATGTACTCAACGCCAATCTCATCCAGCCTAAGCAGGAATGGGATGCTCATTGCTGGGAGCTCTTTGGTGTTAGCTCGCTTGAGCCCGAATGCGCTAAGCATGTTTGTCACGATGAACTTCTCCATGCGACGGTCATGGTTACCTTCTACAAGAACAATCTTAGCTTTCGGTCCAGCGGCTTGTCTTTGCTCTTGTAGAAACAGGTGTCCCCTGTCAAAGGCGGATTGCGTGGTTGAAGCAAACCCTGCTTCTTGCTCAAAGCGCCCTTGCGCTGGTAAATCCAGGAAGTCACCCAGATTAATAACCGTATCGATGCGGTCCGTTTCTTCCACGAATGCGGTAATTTGGAGAGCAACATCCATAGCACGCTCATCATGAAAAGGGTCCCACTTGCCATCAATAACCCGATAGCCGATTTGCGGGTCTGGCAGTGCAATGTGCACTTGATGTTTGGATTTTTTTGGCACAACCTTTTTGGGGGCTGCAAGAACAATTGGCTGAGCCCTGTCGACTGGCTCCCAGGCTGGCTCATTAAGCTGCTCTAGCACAGGCACATTCCTTCTTACGATGTTTGCGAAGCACAGTCTCGCCTACATCCAAGCCACGCCCATTAAGCGCCCTGGCTAAAGCATTAGTGCTCCACTTGGCATCTTTCAGGGCATCATTTAGAATCTGAACATCCTCAGGCGAAAGGTCGCTTGAGAGTCTACCTATCTTGCAAAGAGCGTCCTCAACTGGAGGAGTAAGTCCTTCTAACATGGTTCTCCTTTAGGTTATTCCTAAAGAAACCCTATCAGTTTACTCGGACTCCGTGTCTAGGCGTGTCGCAATCTCTTCTTCAGTTAGCTCAGTACCTTCTGGACGCTGAAATGGTGTGCCATCCTGGACAAGCCCATCTGCATCACCGTCAATAGCATCAGCCTTGTAGTCAGCCCGCTTGGACTTCTTCTTTGGCTTCTCTATTACTAATGCAGCAACAACTTCTGGGTCAACAATGCCCTTTGATGCAGCCTGCTCTTCAGTCTCAAATGGGAACTTGCCAACATAGCTGTCAGGTACGAACATAAACTTGTTGGTTACTGTGTTGTATAGCTTAGGCATTTGGTTCCTCTTCTACTACTGGTAATTCCTCAGAAGGATTTACTGCAATGTCAATTATCTTATCGGCCCAAGCGCTTGCTTGCTCTTCAGTTTGCCACTTTTCTCCAGCAGGAGATAACGGTTGATAAACCCAAGGAGCATCCACGCCTGGGGTACTGCCTGGCCCCCAAATTCTAAGGTGCAATGCAGGTGAAACTGTATAAGTGTATTCAGACATAATTTCCTTAAGCGTCGGGGGCTACTAGCTCGCCCAGTGTTTCGATGGTTGCTTGCAAAGCAGTTTGAGAAGCTGCAAGAACGTTGAAGTTAGTTCTGTTCGCCCAGGTAACATACAGTTTACCGTTGTCAAAATTGATGTCCCGTAGGCCGTTGTACTCTGGCCCATTGCTGCTAGTCCAAGTAAGCCCGTCTGTGCTCGTTGTAAACACATAGTTGTTTGAACCGTTGTAGCCATATATAACAAAGGAGCCATTGACAAAGTTACAGTTACCACTATGACTATTAGCGATACCAGGGATGCTAGAAATAGGCCCCCAGGTGGCGCCACCATCTGTTGAGGTAATATACTGAGAAGAATAAAGAACAACAATAGTGTCCCCATTCGCCCCCACACCGTCCATGCCAGTCCCTGAATTGTTAACCTGTTTCGGCGACGATAGCGAATTGCTTATGCTACTAACATCAATTACATAGTAATAAGAACTACTATTGCCATTTACCATATATATGGTGTTGTCTGCATAGTTAGCGCTTGCACCATCGACCCTGTAGGAGCTATTGTAGTATCGAGTCACAGAGTTTGAGCCCGGTGCCAAAACGTCAATGTAGTCAGTTGCCATCGCTACCGTGTAGCCATTTGAAAAAGTCCACATTTTCTCATTGCCATATGTATTGGTTGTGTAGCTCCCCGCTTTTGAAAGAGGGCTCCAAGTAGCTCCATCAGCGGACTGTATCCACACCCATTGACTGTTGTTGTAACTTCCTGATGCTAAAAATCTTTCCCCAATTGGGTCCCAAACAACAGTAAGCACATTATGATAAGTCCCAGAAGGTTGGTTGCTTCCAACAGTCCAGGTAGCACCATCGTCGTCCGAGTAAAACATTGGGGTTGTGCTACTAGTGGCAATCACAAGCCTAGAGCCATTTGTAGCCGTTGACCGAACATATACTCCACCTATTGATGGGGAGATTTCTGTATCGCTAGAAAAGTCTGTCGGGCCAAACGCACTTTTTAGCTTAGTTATGCTGCCAAAAACTTTAGTATTAGCATTTGCTGAGAGCTCTGTACCGTCTAGAGTAAGTGCAGTGTGCGCTGTCACGTCGTAAGCGCCTGCAGGCAGATTAAGGGTAAACGTACCAGTTCCACCAAGGTAGGTTTTCGTGGTGGAACTAGCAGCTCCACCGCCAGCTAGGCTTGAAAGGCTAATAGGCATTTATACTCTCCATCCGAGGTCAGCGCCAGTGTAAATCAATCCAGCGCCCCCTCCATTTACATCAATAACAAGTGTATCAAGTACACCGTTTATTTTCAGTCCGTTGTTGTCAATTGTGATGTTATTCGTTCCTGCAGTACCAGTCTGGTCAAAAACCTGTACTTCATTTCCAACTGCGGGAGCAGCTGGCAAAGTCAATGTGCGAGCAGCCGTGGTGTCAACGAGGTAACGACCACCAGCAACAAGAGTGTTGTTAGCTGCAATCTCATAGGTAGTTTGTAACTTGCGGGCATCCAGCGCATCCTGCAAGCTAGTGACTTCGCTGATTGGGTGAACGTGAGCAAAGTCTGTAATGTCTGTCTTGACGTGAGTGTGAACAGTTGCAGCTTTGCCAGACAGAGCAGTGGTCATTGTGCCAGCAAAGTCAGCGTCATCGCCAAGTGATGCAGCCAACTCGTTCAGGGTGTCAAGCGCTGCAGGTGCAGCATCTACGATTAACTGAACCCTGCCATCGACGTAAGTCTCAATAGCTGCGGCATCTTCAATGGCTGCAGGCTTGTTTGCAATGTCAGCATAGTCAAGCGCACCTAGGTTGTTGGCAATCCAGGCAGTCCCAGTCCACTTGTATGACGAATTACCCGCAACGAAGATATCTCCGATTGTGGGGGAGTCTGGGAAATCAATAGCTGCCATTACTCACTGACCTCTTCTACTGGGTCGATTACTGGCTCTGGAATAATCCATGACCAAGTGTCCTCGTCAAAGCCAAGGTTACCCTCTGGCTCAGCTGGCTTAAAGTTTTCTCCGTCAAAGGTGTCCCCTAGTCCAGCAAATTTCTTACCGAAGTTAGCGTTGTAGCTAGTCTGCACCCAAGTGCCATCTAGGCCAAGTCCATTTAGATAAGCTTCGCCATTAGCTTCGTGGGCGTTGTCAACTACAACTACGTTGGTTACTACGCTGTTTTCAACCTTTGCAAAGTGTGCCATTATAGTGCGCTCCAATACTTAATTATTACTACTCCAGAGCCGCCGTTGCTTCCAGGCTTCCAAAGAGCTCCGCCGTTGTACCATTTAAAGCCACCGCCACCGCCACCGCCTTTATTTACAGCGCCAGCTGTTGAGTATGAATCCTGAGAGGCGCCACTCCCACCGCTGTCTCTGCCAGCGTTGTATTGGTGTCCTTGGCTGTAACTGCCACCTGCACCACCGTCGCCATAGCCAGCTATGCCAGGGTTGGCTCTTGCTGTAAAGTAATTATTGGAACCTGGTTGTTGTCCACGTGAACCCCATAAAGCTGTGTTGTCATTGCTGTAGTACGTCCAGTCGCTGGTGCCAAAATGATTTTCAACGGTGCCAGCAGCACCACCGCCACCGCCACCAGACCAGATTGAGCTGCCACCAGAACCTCGGCCACCAAGCGTAGCAAAAACACCAACACCTGGGTTTGCCCCAGAGGACCCAGCTGGTCCTCCACCAGGGCGAGAAAGTAGACTTCCAAAGCTAGAGGCAGACCCCGCAGCTGCAATGTCTGAGTGGTAGCTCCCGCCAGCACCGCCAGCACCTACGGTTACGGTATAAGCGGTTTCTGGGGTCACTGTTAAAGGCTCTAAGATAACGACAGCTCCGCCACCGCCACCGCCACCAGAGCTGTTGGCTGTCCCACTGTTAGCTACACCGCCACCACCGCCACCACCAGATACAAGGGTGACTTCAATCTGCGTTACATCTGCAGGTGAAGTCCAGCTTTGGGTACTGGTAATGACTTTGGTTATTTGCCTAAAGCTAGCACCGCCACCGCCACCGCTTCCTCCGATAACTGAGATTCCCATTAAGCTACCTCAGTTCCGAATGCGTGAAAGGTTAGCGCATCTGCAGTGCCTGACTGAACTGTAACCACGTCGGTAGCAGCTAGGCTGATTCCAATGCCGATTGTGGTAGTTGTGTTAGCGGCAGCTGTGGCATCCTTAACCAAGGCGTTTGAGTCTGCAGCAGCAGCGCCAGCAGCTCTAACGTAAATCCTGTAAGTCGCATCAGTAGCAGTGACGTTAGCGACAGCCAAGCTTGAGATGATTGACTCGGTGCTCGCTGGCACAGTGTATAGGTCAGCGTTGCTTGTGTCGGCTGGTGCTGCCTGTCCTAGTATCTTGTATCCGAATGCCATTTTCTTCCTCTGTTAGAACCCGACTAAGAATGGGTGAAATGCTGGGTCTCCAGGCTCACCCTGAATACCTTGGATGCCCTGCTCGCCTTGGATGCCTTGGATGCCTTGGATGCCCTGAATGCCCTGAGGGATGCCAAAGTTTACGGTCTGGTTAGGAGCTGTGCCTGTAATCTCTACTGTGGCTAGCTCGCCTGCAGCAAGAGTCGTAACTGTGCCGACAGTCAAAGTGTTTGCTGGGCCAGTTGCACCAGTCGAGCCCTGTGGGCCAAGGGTTCCAGGGTTTAGCTCAACCCAGTACCCCTCGTAATAAATGAAGGACTTGCCTGCTTCGTCACCAGTTTCGGCAACGCAGTACCAAATGTCACCCACGTTGGCTCCAACTGGCGCAGTCTCAGATACAAAGAAGCCACCAGCCTCAACACCACCAGCTGAAGCGTAAGGCATGATGTTCCATGCGCTGGTTCCGTTGCCGAACTTAAACTTACGAGTGTCAGACTCAAAGCCCATCTCACCTGCGCCGAGGACAGGGTTGGTCGACTGCCACTGCGAGGCAGTGCCTCGACGCATTTTGATTATGGTGTTTACAGGCATAGGTTTATTCTACACTATCTATTGCTTTATTTCGTATGTTCCTGCCACGTGAAAACTATCTTCCGCAGCAAGACTAATGGGTTCCGTATTAGTAAAAGCTGCATCAAAAATTCTATTTCCGTGCGAATCAGTAGTAAAAAGGTAGAGTCTATTTGCATCAGCTGCTACGTGCCCAGAAATTGTATACTGCCTTGTAGTGCTTTGGTCGTGCAAGCAGCCGTCTCTGAACTGGTAAGCGTGCTCTGCAGCAAAAGGTAAGTCGAGATAATACTGCCCAGTTCCAAAAGAAGTAATGTTTGTAAAGTCAACTTTAATTTCAAAATGTGCTAAGTTGCCCCATTTTGTGTAGCTACCAGAAATAGCTGGTCCAGAGAAAGTGGGCTGAGTTCCAGTTGTGCCACCTTCAGGAGTGTAGCTAATGCTAACGCCCTCAAGGTCCTTTAGCTGCACCCGTCTAGAATCCCGACCATCATGGCGGTGGTTGCCAGGGCTAGCCTGCGAAGAACCAAGACCTAGGGTATGGTGGAGTGCACCAGCGCCAGCATCTTTATCTGCTGCTAGGTGATAAAAGTTAACTTCTTCAGGTGTAGGAAGTTTTGGTAATTGGGACATAGTATTATTGTACTAGGGAGACGACCTTATATGAGTAAAGCTAAAGCAATTGGGACACGAGCCGAAACTGCAGTACGCAACTATTTACTGTCAGTTGGCTACAACGAACTCGAAGCACACCGCAATGTCTTGACTGGCTCGGACGACCAAGGTGATGTCTGGCTTCGTGAACCTGAGCACGGACTGATGGTCTTTGAGCTCAAAGGCGGCAACATGGCAAAGAACGCCAGCTATGAACAATGCAAGAAATGGTTTGCCGAATCACAAAGAGAGGCTAAAAATGCTGGAGCTAATTTTGGTTTTCTTGTCACTCAGCGGGCTGGTGTGGGGTACCCAAGAGCTGGTCAATGGTGGGCTTATGCCAGGCTGGGCGACCTTCTCGGTATTGAGTCTGGTGTGCGTAATGACAACAGCACTCTTGTCCGTATTACTCTTCAGGATTTAGTGGCTCTATTCGATGGCTAAAGACAAGCTAGAACTAAGCGACATATTTCTGCAGCTCGGTGAAGAGCTACAGCAAGCTTCGCATGTCCCCAACTTGTACGACTATGTGCCATCTGAGAAGCAGCTCAACTTCCACAAAGACAAAATGCCTGACCGTCTTTACATTGGCGGTAACCGTTCTGGTAAATCGCTGGGCTCAACCATCGAGGCAATCTGGTGGCTAACCCATTCGCACCCATACCGCAAAACTCCAGAGGGCCCTATCCGTGGGCGTGTCGTCGCCGTTGACTTCCTGAACGGTGTGGACAAAATTATCCTTCCGCTCTACAAGCAGTGGCTGCCAAAGTCATACCTTGTTAATGGCAGCTGGGAACAGAGCTACTCCAGAGAGCGCCACGTGCTAACTCTTAGCAACGGTTCATTTGTAGAGTTCATGTCACAAGACCAAGACCTAGATAAGTTCGCTGGTTCATCTAGGCACTTTGTTCACTTCGATGAAGAATGCCCGCAAACAGTATTTCGAGAGTGCTTGGCCCGCTTGGTTGACACAAACGGAGTATGGTGGATGTCGCAGACTCCAGTCCAAGGTATGGAATGGATTTACGATGACATCTACATGCCAGCTAAAGAAGGGCAAAAGAAAATTGGAATCACAGAAGCTACCATCCAAGACAACCCCTCGCTTAGCACAGAAGCTATCAACAAGTTTCTTGAAATGCTTCCAGAAGAAGAACGAGACGTCCGAGCAAAAGGGCTCTACGTGCATCTTGGTGGGGCAGTCTTCCCAGACTTCACGACACCGACACACTGTATTCCAAGAGGAGCTTTCCAACCCTCGCCTGACCATCGCATCGTCAGGACAATGGACTCTGGCTACACCAACCCGACAGTTTGGCTGTGGCTTGCCATTGCTGAAGACGGAACTATCACAGTTTTTAGAGAGCACTACGCTGCGAAGAAGACAGTCGCCGAACATGCAACAATCGTTAACGGAATCTCTAGGGAGATTGAACGCAAGTACGGATGCGAAACTTGGCTTACTACAGGAGACCCAGCCATCAAGCAAACTAAGGAACATACTGGCACGTCTATTCTCCAGGAATACCAAAAAGCAGGCATCTATATTTCCGTTGACTCAATCCCCAATGACCGACGAGTTGGACTAGAAAGACTTCAGCAGTACTTCAAAATAAACCCTAAAACCAACAAGCCATTCTTGATGATTACAGATGATTGCCCTAACTTGATTGCAGAACTTCCTAAGCTAAAATGGAAGAAGTGGGCGTCTACTAAGATTGCTGAGCAACACAACAAGCTTGAGGACATCCGTGATAAGGACAACCACTGCTATGATGCTCTTAAGTACGCTATGACGTTTATGGATGACCTAACACCAGAGCAGCTTTCTGGCAGGGAACCTGGTAGCTTTAGGGCTGTCTTTGGTGAACGTTTTAGACCAACCGAAAAGTTCAAAGAATACGATGACCAACAAGAGTGGGATGGCTGGCAAGACATGTCACCAGCTCGCTCACTAGAAGGATACTAATGAGACAGTTTAATTACTTCGCAAACGGTGGACCATTCCCTGGTACTTGCCTATCTTGCGGCAACAACAAAGAGCTCTACGACATGGGCAAGGACGAGCAGACTAACGCCAGTTATCTACTCTGCGTTCGATGCGTTGGAGAGATTGCGACCACGACTGGCTACATGCTGCGTGAAGTTGCAATGCGTGAAAACGACCACCTAAAGGCACACAACAAAGAATTGGAAGCTCAGCTAAAAGCTGTGCCCGCTCAAGTAGAAGGATTGATTGATGGAATTCGTAGTAACGTCGCTAATTTTGTGCTCACTATTTCTAGCAGTAATAGTGCTAGTAGTGCTAAATCTGTTCAAGATGATGAAGCAGCTGAGCCAAAGCCAGCTCGACCTGGAAAAGCAGCGAACAGCAACAACAAAGCACCTAGCAAATCTGCTAGCTAGTAAAGACCCGCTTGCATTTCAGCAGGTTCAAACAGTCTCAGTTATGCCAGATACAGGGTATACTGGACCATATCTATCTGGAGACGAGCTAGAGCTAATGGAGCAGGAGCTCAAAAACATGGACGCAGCCTGGAATCGGGCTGAGGATACGGAATAGCACATGGCAGACTCGTACACCGCTGGCAAAGATGGTCAGTACCTTCCTGGCGTTGGCATGGAGGGCGAACTTGTTGACGACACAATTCTCAACAAGTTCAAGAAGAAGCAGGAATCAAAAGACCTAGTTGCTTGGATTCGCTCGGAGTACGAGAAGCTGAAGTCAGCTCGCAAGACTGATGAGCAAGAGTGGTATCTGCAGATTGCTTTCTACAATGGCTACCAGTACCACGCATGGCAGACCGTTGGCTCAGGTCAGGTTCTTCGTGAAGAGCCAAACCCATCCAACCTTCCTCGTATCATGGTCAACCGTATCGAACCAATCGTGCGAACTGAGATTTCCAAGACAACTTCTGGTCGCCCATCAGCTCAAGCAGTCCCAGCCAGCAATGATGACGATGACCTAATGGCAGCTGCAGCAGCTGAGCAGGTTTGGCAGTCACTGTACGACAAGAAGAACTTCCAGACAGACGTACTACAAAAGGCCGAGTTCTGGAGAGCCACAACTGGTAACGCATTTATTAAGTCTTACTGGGATGGCAACGCCAGGCAGATTGAGCCACAGAAAATTACCGACCCATTTACTGGTGAAACTCAAACCATTCAGGCAGAAGTCAGCTCAGGTGACGTTGACTTTGAAGTTGTCTCGCCGTTTCATTTGTTTGTCCCAGACCTAAGCGAAGAAAACATTGAAGCTCAGCCTTACATCTTTAATGTGTACACAAAGAGCGAGCAGTGGGTAAAGTCCACATTTGGCAATGTTCTACCAAAGAACTTTTCTGCAACCAAGGTCGCCTCAAGCGAAATCTTTGATGCTGCTCTAATGGACCAGCGCAACACTGCCAGCGTAAAGCCAGACAGCGTTCTAGTTATCGAGATGTGGGCAAAGCCAAACGGCTGCCCATACCTGCCAAAGGGTGGGCTAGTCACAATCGTTGACAATGAGATTGTGCAGTTTGCTGAGAACGGTATCCCTTACGCTCACAAGCAGTACCCTTTTGCACACACTCACACAATTCCGACTGGAAAATTCTACCGCCGTGGCGTAATCAAAAACATCATTCCGTTGCAGCGTGAGTACAACCGTGTTCGCTCACAAATTATTCAGGCAAAGAACTTGATGTCTAAGCCACAGATGATGTTCCAAGAGGGCTCGGTTGACCCACGTAAGGTAACAGCCCGCCCTGGTGTCTGGATTCCAGTTCGTCCTGGCTTCACTATGCCAACCCCAGTGCCAATTCAGCCGCTACCTAGCTATGTGCTAAATGAGGTCAAGCAGCTTGAGTCAGACTTCGAGGACCTATCAGGTCAGCATGCTGTGTCTCGTGGCGAGAACGGTGGCGTAACAGCAGCTACCGCAATCAACTACCTACAAGAGCGTGATGATGCTTACTTGACTGCAGTGTTTAACTCTATTGAGGCTGCCATTGAAAAGATTGCTAGGCAGTCACTAAGCCTATTTGTTCAGTACGTTGATGAACCACGCCTTGTAAAGGTGGTTGGAGCTGACGGTGCGTTTGATGCCCAGATGCTTGCAGGCTCGGATATTGCGTCAGGTTTGGACATCCGTATCGAGTCTGGCTCGGCATTGCCAACTAGCAAGTCTGCTAGACAGGCTCTGATTACAGACTGGATGAAGATGGGCTTCATTACTCCACAAGATGGACTGCGCATCCTAGACATGGGCATGCTAAAGCAATACTACAACTTGCTGAAGATTGACGAAAACCAGGCCCAGCGTGAGAACCTCATAATGAAGAAGCTCACCGAAGAAGAAGTCCAGATGTTCCAGATGCAGTGGGAGCAAGGGGCTCAAGCTGGCGACCCAGACAAGGTTGTTCCTGGTCAGGTCGATGCAAATGGTCAGCCTATTGGCCTTGCAGTTCCGCCTATTGTCCCTGTCAACGCTTGGGACAACCACGCTATGCACGTCGAGGTTCACAACCGCTTCCGTAAGTCCCAGAGCTTTGAGACTCTCAGCGATGCCTCGAAGGCAGAGTTCCAGAAGCACATCTCAATGCACGAGCAGGTTCTGCAGCAGCAGGCCATGCAACAGGCTATGATGGGCCAAGGACCAGAACAGGCTCCAGCACTTCCACAAGGTGGCGCTGGCGAAGCACCCCCACAAGCAGGGTTTGACCAAACACAACTATAAGGAATGAAGAATGGCTGAAGAGACGCAGATTGAGACTACTGAGCCAGTAGATACTCCAGAAGTAGAAGCACCAGTAGTAGACACCGCAGCTGAGGAGCTAAAGCCTCACCCAGCTCATGAGAAGCTATTGAGCGAGCTTCCAGAGGCATGGCACCAGAAAGTGCTACCTCACCTACAGGAACAGGACAAGTACTTCCAGCAGAAGATTGAGAAGTATGCTCCTTATGATGAGTTCGTAGAAGCTGGCGTATCCCCTGACACACTACGTGGAGGCATCAACCTTGCACGTGCGATTGAGTCGCAGCCAATGGAGGTTTACGATTCCCTCACTACTTATCTAAAAGAGCAAGGACTTCTAGCTGAGGATGCCAAGCAGGCAGCCAAGGAAATCATGGAAGACGAGTCTGGCGAAAACTTTGAAGACATCTTTGATGGCGAAAAGGTTCCAGCTGCTTTGCAGAAGGAACTGGATGAGCTAAAGAACTTCCAAAAAGAACAGCAAGAGTTTATGTACAACCAGCAGCTAGAGAAAGAAACTCAGGCTGAATTGGTAAAGCTCGAAGAGGGCATGGGCCAGCTAAAGTCAAAGTACGCTCTGACTGAAGCTCACGAAGTTGCAATCTACGACATCATGAACTCAGCCCTGAATGCGGGCCGTGAAATATCGCTGGATGATGCCGCAAAGCAGCTTGCAGCTATGATTCCTGGTGGCTTCCAAGCCTTGACAGCGAGCTCAGCTTCAGAGCCAGCTCCAACAATTGTTGGCTCAGCTGGTGGAGCAGGCATCCAAGCACAGAACCTAGAAGTGCCAAAGGATGACCTGCAAAAGAAAGAAATGCTTGCAAGGATGTTTGAGCAGTATAAAAAATCTGCACAATAAGTAATGTAAAAATTGCAAGCTAGCTTGTGATTTATGATGTTAGACTGTAATAGTCCAATGTACAGCCCCTAAGAGGGTCAGGGCAAGTGACGAATTAATCTTTGTTAATCCTTTATTACTCTTAGGAGAGTGAATTATGGCTGGTCAGGGAATTCTGACTTTCGCCTCGGAAGCATTGAAGCTCGTTTATGGCGACCTTCACATGCAGCTGAGGGACAAGACGCCAGCACTGGACTTCATCCAGTCTTCAGCGTCAAACATTACCCGCAACGGAAAAGAAGTTGTTTTCGACACCCACGTCGGACGCAACCAGGGTATCGGTGCTCGTGACGTCCGCGAGAAGCTACCTACTGCAGGAGCTCAGAAGTACAAGCAGGCTCACCTTTACCTAAAGAACCTATACGGTTCTATCGAGGTAGATGGTCAGCTATTCGAGCAGGCTGCAGAAGACTACCAGGCTTTCATCAACGTAGTCGACAACGAAATCAAGGGCCTTCGTCGTGACCTAGCGGTTGACATGAACCGCCAGATTTACGGTGACGGAACTGGAACACTAGGTGTTGTAGCAGCAGCTGCAACTGCATCCCTAACTGTCGAGTTCGACGATGTTCACTGGATTGACTACGGCATGGTTGTTGACGTGCTTGACGCATCTGGTGCATTTGCTCAGCTACACAACGAGGTAAGCGTTGTCTCTGTAGACACCGCAACCAGCATTGTGACATTCGACACTGCAGTGACCGTTGCCGAAGGTGACATCATTGTTCGTGCATCTAACACAACCAACTCCTACAACAAGGAGCTAACTGGTCTAGGTGCAATCGTGTCAGCTACTGGCGCACTACACGAGATTGACCCAGCAGACACCCCAGTATGGGCGTCAACTGAGGTTACTCTTGGTTCAGCTGGTAGCCCAG